TACCTCTAATGCTTTGGATAAAGGAGGGGGTAATTTTAAAAAACTATACGAAGATTCTTTTCCGTCTAATCGTAATGCTAATGGTCAGACCAAAAGCGGTTTATATTGTTTATTTGTTCCAATGGAATGGAATTTTGAAGGATATATTGATAAGTACGGTATGCCTGTTTTAAAAACACCTATACAACCTGTTGAAGGTATAGATGGAGAGTATATAAATATAGGGGCTATTGATTACTGGGAAAACGAAGTAAACTCTCTTACCCATGACCCTGATGCTTTAAATGAATTTTATCGTCAATTTCCACGAACAGAATCACATGCTTTTAGAGATGAAAGTAAACAATCTTTATTTAATTTAACTAAAATATATCAACAGATAGATTATAATGATTCTTTAATCTTAGATCATCATACTACTCGCGGTTCTTTTTATTGGGAAAACGGAATAAAAGATAGTAAAGTAAAATGGTCACCTAATAAAAACGGTAGGTTTTTGGTAACATGGACTCCTCCCGGTCATCTTCAAAACAATGTAATTATGGAGCGGGGTCAAAAAAAACCAGGGAATGAACATATAGGTTCTTTCGGTTGTGACTCTTATGATATATCTGGGGTAGTAGTAGGAAAAGGATCTAACGGTGCTTTACATGGATTAACTAAGTTTAACATGGAAGAAGCTCCAAGTAATGAGTTTTTTTTAGAATATATAGCGCGTCCACAAACAGCGGAAATATTTTTTGAAGAAGTTTTAATGGCATGTATTTTTTATGGTATGCCTATTTTATGTGAAAATAATAAACCACGTTTGTTGTATCATTTTAAAAACAGAGGATACAGAGGTTTTTCATTAAACAGGCCAGATAAAACTTATAATAAATTATCTAAAACTGAACGAGAATTAGGAGGGATACCTAACACTTCTGAAGATGTAAAACAATCTCATGCTTCAGCAATTGAATCCTATATCGAAAAATATATAGGTATTGATTTTTCAGGAGATTATAGAGATGCGGGTGATATGGGCACGATGTATTTCGGTAGAACTTTAGAAGATTGGGCTAAGTTTGATATTAATAATAGAACTAAGTTTGATGCTGCTATTAGCTCGGGTTTAGCTATTATGGCTAATCAAAAACATTTATACACACCATCTAAACAAAAATCAAAAATAAGTATTAACTTTGCAAGATATAACAATGCCAGTAATCATAGTCGTATAATTACATGAAAGATATTAAGATAGATATAAAGTCAGCAGCTTTTCCAGACCAATTTGTTTCAGATTCTCAGAAAAAAACTAAAGAGTACGGTTTACAAATCGGACAAGCAATTCAATATGAATGGTTCCGTAAAGACGGATATAATTGTAGGTTTTACAGTCAGTGGCAAGAGTTCCATAGATTAAGATTATATGCTCGAGGAGAACAGTCTGTAGCTAAATATAAAGATGAATTATCAGTAGATGGAGATTTATCTTATTTAAATTTAGACTGGACACCGGTTCCTATTATACCTAAGTTTGTTGATATAGTAGTAAACGGAATGTCGGATAGATTGTTTAAAGTTAACTGTGTAGCTATTGATGCAATGTCGGCTGAAAAAAGAAATCAATTTCAAGAAATGGTAGAGCGTAATGTAATTGCTCAAGATTTATTTAAACAAGTTGAAAATGATTTTAAGTTAGATGTGTTTGAAGTTAATCCAGAAACGCTTCCTCAAAGTGATACAGAAATGGAATTGTACATGCAGTTAAATTACAAACCAGGTATTGAAATAGCTAATGAAGTAGCGATTGATACTATGTTACAAGAAAACGATTATGAAAGAGTTCGTAAACGTGTAGATTATGATATCACTACATTAGGTATTGGTATATGTAAACACATGTTTCAACAAGGAGACGGCTTAAGAGTGGAGTATGTAGATCCAGCTAATATTGTTTACAGTTACACTGAAGACCCTTATTTTAAAGATTGTTTTTATTGGGGAGAAATTAAGACGGTACCTATTGTAGAATTAGTAAAGATAGATCCTGATATTACCAACGACGATATGGAAGAAATATCTAAATATAGTCAGGCGTGGTACGATTATTATAATGTAGCTGCAATGTACGAAAACAGTATGTTTTCAAGAGATACATGTACGTTACTTTATTTTAATTATAGAACTACTAATACATTTGTTTATAAAAAGAAAAAATTATCCGAAGGAACTTTTAAAACAGTAGAAAAAGATGATCAGTTTAATCCTCCTCAAGAAATGATGGACGAAGGGAGTTTTGAAAAAGTAGAAAAAAAGATTGATGTATGGTATGAAGGGGTAATGGTAATGGGAACTAATATTATTTTAAAATGGGAAATGATGGAAAACATGGTTCGTCCTAATTCCGCAAATCAATATGCTTATCCTAATTATGTAGCATGTGCTCCTAAATTATATAAAGGAACTTTAGAATCTTTAGTAAGAAGAATGATTCCTTTTGCAGATTTAATTCAAATAACTCATTTAAAAATACAACAAGTAGTTTCTAAAGTAGTACCAGATGGGGTGTTTATTGATGCCGATGGATTAAGTGAAGTAGATTTAGGAACTGGAGCTGCTTATAATCCCGAAGATGCTTTACGTTTATATTTTCAAACCGGTAGTGTAGTAGGTAGAAGTTATACTCAGGATGGGGAATTTAATAATGCACGGCAACCAATTAGTCAGTTAACATCTAACAGTGGTCAAAGTAAAATGCAGATGTTAATAGGTAATTATAATCATTATTTAAATATGTTACGTCAAGTAACCGGATTAAATGAAGCCAGAGATGCGTCGACACCAGATCCAAATTCTTTAGTAGGCATACAAAAATTAGCTGCTTTAAATTCTAATGTAGCTACCCGTCATATATTGAAAGCGAGTTTGTGGATTACTAAAAGATTGGCAGAATGTTTATCTATTAGAACGGCAGACATTTTAGAGTATGCTGATTTTAGAGATGAGTTTGCAATGCAAATTGGAAAATATAATTTAGGGATTTTAGAAGAAATAAAAAATTTATATTTATACGATTTCGGGATATTTATCGAGATGTCTCCAGATGAAGAAGAAAAAGCACAATTAGAAGCTAATATACAAATGGCTTTACAGCAAGGAGGAATTGATTTGGAAGACGCTATTGATATTAGAACTATTAATAATTTAAAAATGGCTAATCAATTATTAAAAGTAAAACGTAAACAACGACAAGCGGAACAGCAGCAACAGGAATTAATGAAGCAACAAATGCAAGCTAAAAATCAAATGCAGTTACAACAACAAGCTGCTCAATCTAAAATGCAACAAACTCAAGCAGAACTTCAGTCTAAAATTCAAATTAAACAAGCAGAGATTGCTTTTGAAATTGAAAAACAAACAGCTGAGGCCGATTTAAAACGTAGATTGATGGATGCAGAATTTAATTATAATATGCAATTAAGAGGAATGGAACAGTCTCAAATTGATCAGAGAGAAGAAAAGAAAGAAAAAGCTAAATCAGATAGAATTAGCATGGGTAACACTCAACAGTCTAAAATGATTGAGCAAAGAAAAAGAAACTTACCTCCTTTCAATTTTGAATCTAATGAAGATAGTTTAGACGGTTTTGATTTGTCGGAATTTGATCCACGATAATTAGCTAAAAAAAATAAATAAATAAATATTAACTTTGTAACTTAAATTAAATTAAATAAAATGGAAAATAACGAACAACCAAAATTTACAGTAAAAGCTGTGGGTGACGCGGAAGCCAAATCCACTCAAGAAATAGAAAGAGAATTATTACAGAAGCATGAAGAAAAACTTGAGTCCGAGCAAACTGGAGTGGAAGAAAATAACGTGGAGCGAGTGGATACAAGCGTTGAAAGTACCAGCGCCCCATCGGAACAAAAAGAAGTACAACAGAAAAATGAAACACAAGAAACTCCCGCATCAGAGTTAAATGATGCAGACGTTCTTTCTTATATTAAAACGAGATACGATAAAGACATTGAATCGGTAGATCAATTATTTGATACTAAAGATGCAAATGAAGACTTACCGGAAGATGTGGCAGCGTATTTTAAATATAAAAAGGAGACTGGACGTGGAATCAGAGACTTTGTAGAATTACAAAAAGACTATGAGGAAATGGAAGGTGACCAAGTGTTAGCGGCTTACTACACAACTACCGAAGAGGGGTTGGATAGTGAGGATATTCGAGATATCATTGAGGATAAGTTTTCTTACGATGAAGAGTTAGACGAACCTAAAGATATCAAGAAGAAAAAGTTAGCCAAAAAGCGAGAACTTGCAAAAGCTAAAAAGTTTTTGAATGAACAACGTGATAAGTATAAAGCTCCTCTTGAGTCAAGTGGGGGTGGATTATCTACTGAGGACAAGGAAAAAATTAATAGCTATAAAAGTTACATAGAGGAATCGCAAACCAAGGCGGAAGCCCAGAAAAAAAGGTATAATTACTTTGTTGATAAAACTAATGAAGTTTTTAACGACGAGTTCAAAGGTTTTGAGTTTAAAGTCGGAGACAAAAAATTTACTTTTAAACCGGGTGATAAGGATGAATTGAGAAGTAAGCAATCAGACGTTAATAATTTTGTCGGTAAATATATGGACAAAGAAACAGGTTTGATTAAAGACCCTCAAGGATATCATAAAGCTATATCGGTCGCGATGAACTTAGACAAGTTTGCTGAATTTTTTTACAATCAAGGTGTTACTCAAGCCGTAGATAATGTTTCTAAAAAATCTAAAAACATTAATATGGAAATGAGAAAGACCCCACAAACATTCAGTAAAGACGGTTTAAAGATTCGTTCGGTTGGTGATAAAAGCAGTGGTAGAGGCCTCAAAATTAGAAGTATTAAAAAATTATAGTAATTAAAAAAATTTAAAAAAATGGCAGTATTAGGAACACCAGGCTTTGACTTGCAGCCAAGTTCGCAGCAAGTAGCCTTAGCGACAAACTATATTACCAATTTTGATTTCCTTAACCAGTATCTACCTGATACTTACGAAAAGGAGTTTGAAAGATATGGTAATAGAACAGTAGCCTCATTCTTAAGAATGGTAGGCGCTGAAATGCCTTCTAACTCAGACCTTATAAAATGGGCTGAACAAGGAAGGTTACACACTAAATATACAGCATGTACATCTGCAGCAGCAGCAGCAGCAAACAATGCAGTATGGACTATACCTACAGCACAGGTTAACCCAGCTTCTCCGCCAGCATCATCAGCTCCGGCTAATGGTTTTGCGGCAATTAGAGTTGGTCAAACGGTTATGATTTCAGATGAAACAGCTGGTTCAACGCTTAGTAATAAAGCGATTGTAACTGCAGTTTCAAATGCAGCACCGTTTACGGTAACTGTAGCTTACTATGAAGCAGCTGGTCAAGCAGTAGCGGCAGGGGTAAATTGTAGTATATTTATTTATGGTTCAGAATTTAGAAAAGGTCAAGACGGAATGGCTGGATCTTTAGAAGCACAAGATTTCATCTTTGACAATTCTCCAATTATCATAAAAGACACTTACGAAGTAAATGGGTCTGATATGGCACAAATTGGTTGGGTTGAAGTAAGCACTGAAAACGGAGCTTCTGGATACCTTTGGTATATGAAGTCTGAGCATGAAACAAGATTAAGATTTGAGGATTATCTTGAAACAGCAATGATAGAAGCGGTTCCAGCAGAAGCTGGTTCTGGTGCTATAGCTACTACAGGTCCAGAAGGAAACAAAGGTTCTGAAGGAGTTTTCTATGTAGTTAATACAAGAGGAAATGTATGGAGCGGTGGTAACCCAGTTGCTCTTGCTGGTTTTGATTCAGTAATCCAAAGATTAGATAAACAAGGGTCTATCGAAGAAAATGTAATCTTCGTAAACAGAGACTTCTCATTTGATATTGACGATATGTTAGCGGCACAAAACTCTTACGGAGCAGGTGGTACTTCATATGGTTTATTTGATAATGATGAAGAGATGGCTCTTAATTTAGGATTCACAGGATTCCGTAGAGGTTATGATTTCTACAAGTCTGACTGGAAATACTTAAACGATCCTACTATGAGAGGAGGTTTAACAGGTGGTAAAATCAATGGACTTTTAGTTCCAGCTGGTTCTACAACTGTATATGACCAAATCTTAGGTAAGAACGCTAAGAGACCATTCTTACATGTAAGATATAGAGCTTCGGAAACTGAAGATAGACGTTACAAAACTTGGATCACTGGTTCAGCTGGTGGAGCAAGAACGTCTGCAGTAGACAAGATGCAAGTTAACTTCTTATCTGAAAGAGCTTGTTGTACTTTAGGTGCAAACAACTTCTTCTTATTTAGAGACTAATAAGCATCAATAATTAAAGGGGGGCGAAAGGCATACATGCAAACGTTCTCTGAGTAACCTCCCTTTTATTTTTTAACTTTAATTAAATTATAATACAATGAAAAAGAAAACAACACCTATTACTAAAAGGTATAGATTAATGAGAGATGTAGCACCTTTGTGTTTTATGCTCTCTTCTCATCACAATAAAAGAACCCCTTTACTTTATTTCGACGAAGAAAAAGGAATTAACAGAGCTTTACGTTATGCTCGAAACCAAAAAAGTCCTTTTGAAGACGAACAAGATGGTAACGCTATATTAGAACCAATTGTTTTTGAAGACGGATTTTTAACTGTTGAAAGAGGAAATCAAGTTTTACAAGAATTTTTATATTATCATCCGCAAAACGGGCGAACATTTGAAGAAATCGATAAAGCTAAAGATGCAGCAGAAGAATTAGAAATAGAAGAAGTAATTTTAGATGCTCAAATTTTAGCTAAAGAATTAGATGTTTCTACATTAGCTACTATTTCCAGGGTCTTATTTGGAGCACACTCTGATAAAAGAAGCACTGCGGAATTAAGAAGAGATATGTTAGTATACGCTCGAAATAATCCCGTGGAGTTTATAGATATGTTAAATGATCCATCGTTAAAAATATATGATGATGTAGCTCAATTTTTTGGAGCAACTTTGTTGATGTTGAAAAATAAAAATAGAGATGTTTATTTTAATTTACCAAACAATAAAACAAAAATGCTTACCGTTCCTTTTGGGGAAGATGCAAGTGATATTGTAGCTTCTTATATGCAAACGGATGAAGGTGTAGAAACTTACAAACTTTTAAATAAAATACTAAAAGGAGATTCTAAACCCCGAACAAAAAAAAAGAAAGCTAAAAGTGAAGAAGATTAAACTAAAAGAGCACCTTAAATAGGTGCTTTTTTTTTACGTAACTTTGCACTTTATTAACCCATTAAAATTATTAATTATGGACAAATTTTTAGACACTCCAGTTACAGGGGAAACAAATATGCTTATTAGCTGTTCCGATGTAATTGCAGTAAGAATAGGGGATGCTGGTGGTGCAGGATCAAACCCTACAACAACAACAACTATTGTTTACAATAGTGGAAACATTGTTACATTAACTCATGCTGCGGTATCGACTACTAACCAAATGAGAGACTCAGTACAAAACGCTATGGAAGAAGCTTTAAAAACTTCTTGGACGGATGTTGCATTTGCATACGTTCCATCTGAAGCGGTTTCAGCAGTAGCGGTAGCCTAAGTATTATGTATAGATATATTAATTTACCTGTGCAAATGTACCCAGGCTCTACAGCAACAAATGCAGCTGCTGTGGATTCAGGTACAACAAGTGCTGCTACAGAAGGAAAACTAACTGAAGCAGGTCAAAACTTTTTAACTACAGTTAATGTAGGAGATTACGCTGTTATTACTACAGGGCTTGCAGGTTATCCTGTAAGAAGCTGGGCTTTAATAACTGCAGTAGATAGCGATACTGTTTTAAGTATTTCAGGACCAGGAGTTGCTGCTACAGGAACCGGAGGTTTATCAGCCGTTGGTACTGTTTATTCAATTATCGCTGCAGCTGATGCTTCTAAATGTGTATTGTCTGGAGGAAAATTTACAGAAAATGTACAAGCAGGAGATGTAGTTTGTAATGTGACTACTAATCTTAATTACACTGTAGCTTCAGTAACAAACGATACTACAATTGTTTTATCAGGAACTAATTTCGGTATACTTGTTGGTGATGACTTTTTTATTCTGACGGATAGAGGAGATCAAGGAGCCAGAAAAGTTAGATTAGATAATGCAACTGAAATTAGAGGTAACGCTTCTAATGGACAAGTAACTGTTCATTATAAAAAAGGAGCAGCTGGTAACGATAAGTTAGCTATTGACATGGGAGACACTGTAACAGATGATGCTTATTTTATTAAATTTAAAGAAGTAGCATTAAATGTTATGAAGTCGGAATGGACAGTAAATTCTGAAACTATGCCTTTAACAGTATCAAGTGGTACTCAGGGTATTCAGTGGGCAGGAACATTTACTTTCTCTTAATAGTAAATATTACCAAACAAGAAGAGGTCTTAAAAAAAATAAGGCCTCTTTTTTTTTGTTATCTTTGTAAAAATGTTTATAAAGTATGGCAGCATCAATAAATGAAGTTAGAAATACCGTATTAGCAATTGCGAATAAAAATAATTACGGATATATATCTCCTCAAGATTTTAATCTATATGCTAAACAAGCACAACTGGATATGTTTGAGGATTATTTTTATGCGTACAATAATTGGATTAATAAAGAAAACGCAAGAGTTTCAGGGACAGGTTATGCAGATATAATAAAAGGATTAGAAGAAGTTATGGATACTTTTTCAGTTCAAGTTTTTTTACAACAAAATAATGCAAACGTTTATACTTTACCTGCAGATTATTATTTAATTAATAAAGTTTTTTATTATCCAGATGTGTTGTTTACAGGTAGTTCTACTGGGGTAAATCCTAATCAATTATTAGATACCAATGCCACAGGTTGGACAATTATACCAACCGCTTCTCCTACTCCAGCAATCGGATCTATTGTGGTTAATACCACTACTTTACAACAAGCTTTTGTGACAGGGGTAGTAAATAGTACTACATTAAACTTAAGCGCTGATATATTTTTAGCTCCAGGAAATGCTTATAAAATATATAATAACACTAATATAAAAGAAGTAGAAAGAGTTAGTCAAAATAAAATATTTTATTTAACCAGCTCTAATTTAACAGCTCCTACTAAATCCTATCCTGCATATGTTTTAGATGGTAGTTTAATTACGGTTTATCCTTCTACTATTTTAAACATTGGAGATGTTCAATCTCAATATATTAGATATCCTTTAACTCCAAGATGGACTTATCAAAATTTAAATCTTGGAGAACCTGTGTTTGATTCTACTCAGCCTGACTTTCAAGAGTTTGAATTACCCGACTCAGATGAACCTACATTGATAGCTAAAATTTGTCAATACGTAGGAATTGAAATTAGAGAAGCAGAGGTTTATAATTTTGGAGCAACAGCAGAAAATAACGAAATACAAGAAAGCAGTTAATTATGGCATATATTACAGATTATCAATATTACGAAAACAACCAAGTTGTACCTACAGATAAAAACTGGGGTTCCTATCAATATATAAGTTTAGATGATATTGTTAATAATTTTATGCTTATGTATCAAGGAAACAATGAGATTATTAATAATATAAATAGATATCAAGTTTTATTTCACGCTAAAAGAGGCATTCAGGAATTGAACTATGATGCGATGAAAGAAATAAAAATATTAGAACTTCAAATTTGTGATCAATTACGTTTCGTTTTACCTCCGGACTATGTAAATTGGGTGAGAATATCTTGGGAAAAAGACGGCATGTTATATCCTATGACTGAAAACATTCAAACTAATTGGAGTGGAGCTTATTTACAAGACCATGATTGTAGAATTTTATTTGATATAGACGGTAATGTTTTAAAGCCTGATAATTCTTTTTGGGATAAACAAAGACTGGATGGCACTCAAAAAACAATGTATTTAGGAGAGGGGGCTTATAACGGTCAAGAAGGTTGGTGTATAAATGGATGTTGGTATTTTGATTATAGAATTGGAAATAGATTTGGATTAAACACAGAAACAGCAAACATTAATCCTACCTTTAGTATTAATAAAAAAGGAGGGGTAATTAATTTTGAATCTACTATGTCAGGTAAATTAGTGGTATTAGAGTATGTTTCCGATGGAATGGAAAATGGAGATGATTCTAATGTTAGTGTAAATAAATTATTTGAAGAATTTATATATGCGTATATTAAGTACGCTATTTTGAATGGCAGATACGGGGTTCAAGAATATGTGATTAATAGAGCAAGAAAAGATAAATCTTCTTTATTACGAAATGCTAAATTGAGATTAAGTAACATACACCCTGGTCGACTCTTAATGAATTTAAGAGGTCAGGATAAATGGTTGAAATAATATGGTAAAAACTTCCACAAATTTTATAGCGGGTAAAATGAACAAAAGCGTTGATGAACGTTTAGTTCCACCAGGAGAGTATATTGATGCTTTAAATGTTAGATTGGGTTCTACAGAAGATACTGAAATAGGTGCTGTAGAAAACTCATTAGGAAATAGTCTTTTAACTGAATTAGAATTTAATGGCAATCCTTTGCCTAATGCTCGTACTATTGGTGCTTATGAGGACGGAATGACAGAAACCATATACTGGTTTGTTCATGCTGAAAATGTTCCTATGTCCGCTACAGGTATAGTAGACATGATAGTGTCTTATGAAACTACAGCAGGTCTTTTAACTTATCACGTAGTAAGTATTTCTACTTTAAATTTTGATGATAAATATTTAATAACGGGAGTAGATAAAATAGATAATTATTTATATTTTACGGACGACATAAATCCTCCACGTTATATTAATATTGAACGAAACTATCCTCAACCTACCGGTGCCGTAGATGGAATAGAAGAAGAGGATATAAGTGTTGTTTTTAAAATACCTGGTTTTGAAGATGGAACTGGAGCGGCTCCATTTCCTTTACCTGTACCGAGTGTAAACCCTATAACTTCTACTTCTGGAGAAAATTATTTGGAAAATAAATTTATTTGTTTTGCTTATAGGTATAGGTATTTAGATGGAGGGTATAGTGCTACTTCTTTATTTAGTAGACCAGTTTTTCAACCCAAAGCTTTTAATTTTAGTATCAACACTTTTACTAATATGGGTATGATGAATCGTCATAATGCAGCAGAAATAACTTTTAGCACCGGATCTAAACGCGTAATTGCAATTGACCTTTTATATAAAGAAACCACCTCTAATGTTATATATGTAGTAGAAAGTTACAATAAAGTAAAA